GGATCAATTTATAAAAGTTATTAGCTCAAACCTGGTTACAAAAGAAAGACTGAAAGAAATTACTGAAGGAATCGAAAGCAAAAGTATGGAGGGTGTGGATGAAGAATTTATAGAAGGTCCGCCTTGTCTAGCAGCAATATCAAAAATATCATCAGGAACAAACTTTGATGGCAAGGATAGATTTATGTACAACTATCATGTCATGGTTAAAATGAAGTATCCTGATAACTGGCAACAAAAAGTAAAGAACGCACCAGTAAAATATTTTTCAGGTCAACATGCTAACGCATGGGATGATAAGCTTTTAAATGCAAAAGTAAAATCTTGGAACAGAAGTAGTAAGGGATACACTTGCGCTGAAAGTCCGCTAAGTGAGCATTGTAAAAAAGGTATATGTGTTAAGAAAAAGTTTGGAGTATTACGTGGAACAAAAGGTTCTTACCCTGTCTTAACTAATTTAAAAAAAATAGATTTAGATCCAGAACCAGAGTATGAATTTGATGTAACAAAACCTGATGGCATTAGTACAGCTACAGTACACTGTAGAACTGTTGAGCATTTAAATGATCAACGTAAAAGAAGAAATGCAATATCAAAAGCTGCAGGTTTCTTTCCACCTTTAATCAAAGGTGAAGAAGAACAATTTGTTATGGATGCATTATATACGACACAAAAAACAGTACAGCCACCTGTAGGTACATCACCAAAAGAAAAATTACATGATGTATTACATGCAAAAATAAATGGACCTAAGGCTACAAGCGATGCTGCATTTAAAACTGGTTCAGTATTAATTGAAGGCGAGTATGCATTCTTTAAGTTTGATAAATTTTACGACAAGCTAAAAGCAAAGAACTGGAAATATAGTGAGGATAAAACAGGTCGTATGATGCAGGTAACTTATCAAGACTGTGAAATAGAATTTTTAGATCAGAAAAGATATCCATCAAAAGAAAAAAGTAAATATAATTCATCAACAAAAAATGTCATACAGATAAACAGAAAAACTTTTGAAGAAGTACCTATACATCACAATACTACAAAACATAAGACGGACATAATATGATTAGTAGAAAGTTATTCGGGCCTCCGGGAACAGGGAAAACAACTAGATTATTAAGATATGTAAAAACATTTTTAAAACTAGGTACACCCATAGATAAGATAGGATACTTTGCATTTACAACTAAGGCTGCAAACGAAGCAGTAAATAGAATGTTAGATTATCACACAGCTTTTCAGAAAAAAGATTTAAAACATTTTAAAACACTACACTCTTTAGCATTTAACCAATTAGGTATGAAGAAGACTCAAGTTATGCAAGACGAACACTACGAAGATATAGGTAGACAACTGGGTATTGAGGTTACAATCTATAAAGGTGGTGAAGAGAATACAGGTTTTATAAATTCTGATAGTGAATACTTTAATTTAATTAATGCAGCTAGAATAAAAAATATTTCTATCGAAGATGAATACAATACGGATATGTATTCACAAGACATGGATAAAAGATTATTAAAAATAATATCTGATGAAGTAAATAATTATAAGCAATCGTATGGTCTGGTAGATTTTACAGATATGATTGAAAAATTTATTGTGTCAGGATTGTGTCCAAAATATGATGTAGCATTTGTTGATGAAGCACAAGATTTATCACCTATACAGTGGAAAATGTTCAACATTATCAAGGAAAATAGCAAATATGTTATACTAGCAGGTGATGATGATCAAGCAATTTATGGTTGGGCAGGAGCAGATGTAAAAAAATTTCAGCAGGAAATTTCAAAGAAGGACATAATTTTGCCACAATCTTACAGGGTTCCACAAACAGTACAAAGTTTAGCAGATAACATTTTAAAACAAATACCTGATGAAAGAAGAATACAAAAAAATTGGAAGGCACGAGAAGATAAAGGTACTGTTAATTATATTTTTGATCAAGAAGATGCACCATTGTATCAGGGAACATGGCTAGTGTTAGCAAGATACAATGATAAATTAAATAGACTTAAACCTATATTAAAAGAACGTGGTATTTATTTTGAATTTAAGGAACGTAAAAGTTTTAAAGTTACACTACTTAGAACAATTCTAAATTATATTAGATGGCAAAAAGGAGATCTACTGTCGTTAGCAGAAGTAAAAGATATATTTGAATACACTGGTTGCACTGAAGAAGTTAAAGAAGAAAAGATGTATGATCTTACAGATTTTAAATTTTACAAAGATGTAGAATGGTATGACGAGTTTAAAGTTGATTACGAAGAATGTTTATATATAAGAGAAATGTTAAGTAATGGGGAAGATTTGAAGAAAGAACCTAGAGTAAAATTATCTACAATACATTCAGCTAAAGGTGGTGAAGCCGACAATGTATTATTAATGTTAGATAATACTAAAACAATTCGAGACTCTGTAGAGAAGAGTTCGGATAAACAAGATGAGGAGCATAGAGTTTGGTACGTTGGAGTGACTCGTACAAAACAAAATCTTTATGTTATGTCAGCAAAAAAGGAGGATCAAGGTTATGACATCGAAGGACTTATTTAAAGATTCAAATTATGAATCATTAGAAAAACAGATAGGCGGGAAACATTATCGAGGTATGAAAATTCAGCCGGCACATTTTGTAAATGAAAACAAATTGCTTTTCGCAGAAGGCAATGCTATAAAATATATTTGTAGGCATTCTATGAAAGGAAAGGAAGAAGACATAAAGAAGGCGATACACTATCTTGAAATGATATTGGAAAGAGATTATTCATGAAGATACCTAGATTTGAAGCACCTACCGAATGGTTAAAGCCCACAGAATTTCCTGACTTAAGACAAGTTGATGAAATTGCAATTGACTTAGAAACAAAAGATCCTGACTTAATTAAAAAAGGATCTGGTTCTGTTATTGGTAATGGTGATGTAATAGGTATTGCAGTTGCAACCAGTCACTACAAAGGTTATTTTCCAATTGCTCACGAAGGTGGTGGTAATATGGATAGAGCTAAAGTTATGTCATGGCTTAAAGATGTACTTGAAGCACCATCAACAAAAGTTTTTCACAATGCGATCTACGATGTTTGTTGGTTAAGAGCGTTAGGTTTTAAAATAAATGGTAACATAGCCTGCACAATGATAGCGGCAGCTGTTACTAATGAGAATAGATTTCGTTATGATCTAAATAGTTTATCGTGGCATTATCTTGGCTATGGTAAAAACGAAGCTGCACTTGCAGAAGCTGCAGCAGAATGGGGAATTAATCCTAAATCAGAAATGTACAAACTACCATCAATGCATGTTGGTGCATATGCTGAACGCGATGCTGAAGTAACCTTAGGACTTTGGCAAGAGATGAAAAAAGAAATTATTAATCAGGACTTAGAAGATATATTTGATTTAGAGTCTGATTTATTTCCATGTCTAGTTGATATGAGATTTAAAGGTGTACGAGTAGATGTAGAACGTGCACACAAAATGAAAAAAGAATTTAAAAAAGCAGAACAGGAACTATTACATAAGATAAAAGGAGAAACAAATATTGACACACAAATATGGGCAGCAAGATCTGTTGCAAATGTATTTGATATGTTGAGATTAGAATATCCAAGAACAGATAAAACAGAAGCACCTTCTTTTACAAAAAACTTTTTACAAGAACATGAGCACCCTGTTGTTAATATGATTGCGCAAGCAAGAGAGATAAACAAAGCACACACAACTTTTTTAGATTCTATTATAAGCTATGAGCATAAAGGTAGAATACATGCCGAGATAAATCAGTTAAGGAATGCTGGAGGTGGTACGGTAACCGGTAGGTTCTCTTATCAGAATCCTAATCTCCAGCAAATTCCTGCAAGGAACAAAGACCTTGGACCACGGATCAGATCATTATTTTTACCTGAAGAAGGATGCAAGTGGGGTTGTTTTGATTACTCTCAACAAGAACCACGTTTAGTTGTGCATTACGCAGCACTACAAGGTTTCTATTCTGTAGAAGATGTTGTGGATGCATACAAAGA